TGATCATAGTCTTTTATTAGCCGAATCAATGCTACTCACTCCTTTTTTGGCAAAATTAAAAACGCCTATCTGAGCGTTTTGAAAAGCTGGTCAATATATCGTTTTTGATCCCTTAGTTTCTTGGCCTGATTGACTGCAATATCCTGAATATCTTTTCTGAAATTCGCGAACGTCAATTTTGGGCTGCTGTATGGGTTCAACGGGTTGTACTGAATTGAAATCAGCCGAACATCGGCTTCAAACATGATTCCTGATGCCGTAACAGCCAAGACATGGATGGTGTCGCCTTTCCAAAAATCTTGCTCGATCTCTAAAAGCTTCGGCTCATAGATTTTTTGGAAATCTGCTTCAATAGTCAATTCAGGATATGGATTCACATGTTTTTTTAATGCAGAAATCATACTGCTGGCTTTTTTTATGGTTTCATCTTTAATCGGATCGGCCCAGCGCGGCAGGCCTTCGAGTAAAAACTTTTTCTCATCCGGATGTACGTATAAGATCGGCTCAAATTCATATTGTGGGTTTTTACTGTCCGTGCTGCTCTTCTTCAACGCCCCGTAACCCCAGGCGCGCGTTGTACAATTTTGCGAGTTTGTCTTAATAGAAATACCTGGCATATTATAGCGCGAATCTAAGGTGAAATTGATTTTTTGTCCAATTTTCTTATAAACAAGGATTTTATAGTTATCAACATCCAGCTCAGGACCGTAATCCGAAATGATTTTATCCACCAATTCCGTGGAATTTCCGTCACCAAAGTTTTCTTGTTCAATGCTCGGAAAATCACTTGCCGAAGCTTTTAATACATATTTGAATGGCGTCTCTTTTAATGCGATATCAAAAGCCTCTTTGATCGTCATTTTTTTAGACGCCGTTTCAGTCACATAATTGTTGATCAGCAGGACCGAAAAAATATGGCTGGCCGAAACAGTTTTTCTCAACACATTATTTTCCTGCCGTACTTCAACGTTTGTAATGTAATACTTTTGATGATTAAATTTCCGTTCATCCAGAAAAAGAATGTTATCAATCACCAACAGATCAAATTCAATAGCGTTTTCCTGCGTTTTGGTGATGGTAAATGTAAAGCTCTTCTTCCCCGTCGTATCGTCCGTCAGATCGAGCGAGACGCCCGTTATTTCAACCACATTCTTTCCATCCCCCGCTAGTACATGCAGCTGTGGAAAATCAACATCCGAAGGCAAGTTTTGATTAAGCGGAACGTCTTTTCCATCATATTCTTTGCTTGGTACCTCCGGGGTCGGTATCGGCGTTTCGGGTTCTTCAGGTTCATCCGGTATCTCATCCACAGAATCATATTGTGTGAGTTTATAAGTGAAAATAAGACTGTTCAATTTGGTGGCATAATTGGGATCAGTCGCATAACCGGCTTTTACAAGCGCAGCTGTCGCCTTCTGGTAATCTTTTTCCCCGACTACCGCTTTATAATGGTTCGGGTCCCAGCTCGTTCCGTTTATGTACAGCTTGGCTAAATCCTGAATAGATTCATACCAAGACGGATACTTACGGAACTTGGCTTGCACACGGGTAGCATTTCCGCTCTTATCATATTCAGTCGTCCACATGAGAACATATTGACCGTTATAAGTACCCTTGATGCCGAATAGGTTTTTCGCTTTTTGGGCCAGCTCACTTGTACCCCATCCGCTCTCTAAACAGGCTTGAGCAATAATGAGAGACGCGAGAATATCATACTTTTTATAGACTCTTTGGGCGTCTGGTGCAATTTCCTTTATAAAATCTGTGTTTGCCATTTTGCATGCTCCTTACGCGTAGTAGAAACGGGTATCGAATATGATTTCAAAATCATTGGTATTCTGGATTTCAAAATCATTCATTCCTATATCGAGTCCCGGGAGCCTGCCGGATGTTTTGATAGGTGTTTTATTGATCACCGTGTATTGCTTAATAAAAGAAACGCGCTGTGATTTTTTTAATTCCTGTTCAATTTTCAGTTTCTCACCATTTGTATGGTTGATGATCGACACATTTTTTCCGGCCGCCCATAAGGTCACATTGTAGTCATGTTCAAGAGGATTGATATAGGCGTCCCCAGTGTTATAAACCTGAAACCTCTTTCGATTTTTGAACCTGTATTCCAGATCATCTCGCATTTGAATGTTCATGCCTGGGCTCCAGTATTCCCCGTGAAAATTCTGTTTTGTCAAAGATGTAAATTTTGATTCAGCCAGGCCGGTGACGTTATTAAATTCCACAGTAAAAGAAGTTTGGTTTTTCTGTTTCTCTTTCTGTATGCTGAAATTACCGTCACACGTAACGAGAAAACGGAGGTTAGGCAATAGATCGGTTGAAATATAATAAGGCAACGGCTTCACCAAAAGCGCATAAAGTTCTCGCCTGTACTGATAAAAATTTTCTGCGATGATCGAGTTTAATAGAATTTCTACCTTGATAGATCGCTCTTTAAAAACAACATCGCGGGGATGCTGCGGCAAGACAAGGCCGTTGATCCTCGGTATCTTCACTGTTTCCCGTTCAATGGCCGGTGAATCAGGCGTAAAGCTCAGCAACTTAAAATGGGGGAGCAAACTTGATAAGCTCTGTTCCCCCAGGCCATTATTAAAATCTAAATAAAGGTTCATCAGGTTCGTCTCACCCCACTCTGATAAGCATTTTGATCATATCGGTCTAAACTCTTCCTATCCAAAATCCTGCCGTCACCTTGTTCAAAAACGATTTCCGCCACTTGTTTTCCATCAATATTAACAGGCGCCGGATAAATTCTAATTGGCCCGCCCGCGGCCGCCGGCTCTGGTTGTCCTCCAAACGATAATCCATTTGAAAGGAGCGTAATGAGAGCATCCAGCTTCTGATTCAAAGAAGGTGTGTCAACTTCATTTCGGACGACTAACTCCGAACGCAAGGAAAGCAGCTCATCGGCCGCGCCTTTTATGTTGTAAGCCATTTTGTTGATCTCCTGTTTGAGTGACAGGTTGGCTCCTTGCCCTAACGCCTGGGCGCTTCGTTTTGCGCGCGCGACTGATTTGCTTATTCCTATCGCGAATCCATCTGTAAAGTTGTTACCTTCAGCCATGCTCTTTTTCGCTGGCGAATGGGAGTCAATAGACTTTTTCAATGCTGATAATGCAGACTTACCAAGTTTCCAAGCTGCACTAAACAGCGAGTTGCTGCCGATGCCGCCCTCAATTCCTCTGACGAATCCAGAGACAAAATCAGATCCCACACTGCTGGTTTTCACACTTTTCAACCCGGATTTCGCCTTGTTTGATACCTTCGAACCGGCATTGTAAGACGCGGTTTGCTGACTCATCAATCCTTTGGTCAAGTCCATACCGGCTTTCTTACCGCCCCCGCCGTCAGTTGTCTGACCGAGACGACCGGACACGTTTTTTGAAAGGCTTGCTGCAGTATTATTGTTTTTAGGCTTTGTGGAACTTAAACCGGCATTGTGTTGATCACCTTTTTCTTTACCGGCTGTACGGGCTTGGCCGCTATTTTTAGACAGTTCGCTGTTGACAGATTGACGGAGCACGCTGCTGGATTGTTTATTAATCCCGAGCGTGTTTCTTAAACCGAGAGCAAAGGCATTTCCTTTTTCCATTCCAAACTGCTTCGGCTGCGTCTTTCCTTGGCTTAATCCCTGATTAGCTCCTTTACCAATAAGACTCCCAGTTTCTTGGGCCTGTCCTAATGTACTGCTCAAACCAAGAGTGAATGCCGATCCTTTTTCTCGTCCAGCCTGTTCAGCTTTTTCATTGCCGCCGTTCATTTTTTCAAGGACGTTTTGGATCGCTTCGTCTGCTTTTGCCTGGGCTTCCTGTTCTGAATTGCCAAGACCAATATAAAAATCCTCAAGTGCCTGTTTAGTGGCTTTAATGGCTTCCTCTTTGCTTGTACCAAGTTTATTCAAATATTCAATTTGCTTTTGGGCCCAGCGCTCTTCATATTCGGCTTGGTTTTCTTCATACATGTGTGCCATTCCCATAGAATTGGAAATGAACTTCTTCTGTTTTTCAAGTGCCTTGCCAGTCTCTAAATCAAGCAGCTCACCATTCTTAGACATTTTTGAGAAAAGTGCACGAGAATTTTCCTCGTAACTTGCTGTATTTTTAGCAAGGGTCTTTTGGAAGTCTGCTGTACTTTTTTTCAAGAGAGCTTCCTTTTGTTGAGCATCTATATAGCCCTGTGCATACAACTGATTCAAGACTTTGTTCCGGTATTCATAATCTTCTTTCGCGGCTTTTTTTCCATCATCGTAGACTTTTTTAATCTTGTCGTTGTATTCTTTTGCTTGCTTGAAAGAGAGCTTTCCTTGCTGCTCTGTCACCGCTTTTTGCATGGCAAGAGCTTCTTTTTGATTGGCCGCAAATTTGCTGGTAGATTCTTCAAAATAAGAAATGATCTCATTAAATCTTCGTTTTTGAGTATCATTCATTTTCGATGAGACAAGGCCCGTTTCTTTTTGGAGTTTTTCCAGTTCCTTTACTTTTTCTCTGGCCTCCTGGATATCCTCATTGATATTACCAACCATCTTATCAACGATCTTCTCCCCAGCCTTTTGAGTGTTCTTATCCGTATCCTCCATTAAACCGTTAATAACGACCAAAGCGTCTTTTCTAAGCGTCTCAAGTTGTTGAATCAGTTTATCCCGCATCTCAGAATACGTTTGAACCAATTTCGCGGCCATCTTATCAGCCTGCTCCCCGGAAACGCGGGTGAGTTCAAAAAGTTGGACCTCTGCTTTTTCTCTCAAATCCACATAGGAGCCGGCTGCTTTCTGAGTCGCCTTTGAAACTCCTTCACCAAAAAGCAAAGCCTTTTCCCTGGCCTCTTCCTGCTTCTTTTTCATGTTTTCGGTTTGTTCGGAAACGGCATACATGGCAACTCCTAAAGCGCCCAATAAAGCCGTTCCTCCGACAATAGCCAAGCCCACAGGACCAGTAAAAGCTAACAGAGCGCCGACTCCTGCCGTCAGTGTAGCGACAGCCGTCGTCACGCCTAATACTCCCGCAGTAAGAACCGCAGTTTTTCCAATGGTTGCTTGTGTGCCTTTATCCAGGTTGTTAAACATGGTAAGAAGGGCGGAGCCTTTATCCGCAAGGTCACCGATTGAAGGAAGAAGTCCCTCTGTTAACGCTATTTTTGCACCTTCCAAGGCAGATTCGAATTGAATGATACTTCCGTGAGCATTATCAAGCATGGTATCCGCCATTTTTTTGGCCGCGCCGTCGGATTCTTTCAGCTTTTTCGTGTTTTCTCCGAGCGCTTTCGAGCCTTTTTGAAGAAGGACCGCCCAATGCTTGTATGCTTCAGCACCAACAATCGTTTTCAGGGTTGCCGCCTGCTGCTCTTTGGTCATGCCTTTCATGCCCTTTTCCATTTCTGCGATGACTTCAGGCATGCTTTTCATATTGCCGGCAGCATCAAAAAATTCAAAACCAAGTCGATCAATTTCTTTTTGTGCCTTCCTGGCAGGAGTTGCGAGACGGATCAGGGACGTACCGAAAGCCTGACCTGCAATAGTACCCTGTAAACCGGCATCACCAAACGCCATGATAGCGGCAGCCGATTCCTCCATGCCCCAGCCGAGTGAGTTCGCATTTGGAGCAAGAAATTTCATTGCCTCGCCCATTTGTTCAACATTGGTATTGGCGTTGGATGCTGCATAGGCTATCACATCGGCGGCATGCGCCGATTCTTCGGCCTTTAATGCAAAGGCAGACATGATGTTTGATGTAATATCTGCAGCTGTTCCAAGTTCAAGCTGTCCGGCCGCTGCAAGGCTTAACATGCCAGGCATAGCCCCGTAAATCTCATTGGTTTTAAATCCGGCCATCGCAAGAAAGCTTTGAGCGTCCGCGGCCTGGCTGGCAGTAAAAACTGTAGTGGCACCAAGTTCTTTCGCCTGTGCCGTTAATTTTGCAAGGTCTCCCGCTGTTCCGCCGGAAATGGCTTGCACTTTACTCATTTGCTTTTCAAAGTCGATGCCGACTTGAACCGCATCTTTTAAAGGAAGGACCAAACCACCAAAGGCAATACCCGATGTCATGGCGACAGATGCACCGACATTCCTCATTGTGCTGCCGACTGCATTCATTCTTTGGCCCATTCTGTGGATTGTAGAAGAAGCGCGCCTAGATTCATCCTCCAGCTTTTTGATCCTCTGCGTGGTCTGCGTCAAAGCATTTTGCGTTTTATTCATTTCAGCTGTGGCATAGTTAAGCCGTCGAGCCAGTGTCTGAGTTTCTTGAGCATCTTTGCCCTTTTTTATAGCTGAATCAGCATAAGCCCGTTCAAGAGCTTTTACTTTCCGCTTATGAATATCCAGCTGCTGGTTGAGTGTTTTCGCCTTTTCTTGAGACGTTCTTAACTCGTTGCCCCATACGCCTACAGCTGTACGGTTCTTTTCAAATTCAGATTTGACGTTTTTCATTTGCAGAGCAACTGCACGCATTTCCGTTCTGAATTGGTTCGAGTTTGAATACAGTCTGACTTTTATGTCCTTAGCCAATCGGTCACCCCCTTACCCGAGCACCTGGTCAATATAAAGGCGCTTTTCTTCTTTCCCTGCTGCTAGCTTTCCGCCGGCTTCTTTTCGGCGGGCCAGGCGCCGCAGGTGGTAAACAATGTCCATTTCATCAATCTGGTTTTGCGTATAACCGATTTCTTCTAACGCGTTGTACATGTCAATGACAGCGTCAGATAAATTTACTTCCCCGGCTCTTCACCGTCGTTTGGATCAGGGTTTAAAATTCGGCTGGCTTCTGCGATATTTCCTAAAACGTAGTTTGCTGTGCCGTAAATTGTTCTCGTGACCAACCTCGCATCAATGCCATTTTCAAACTCATCAACTGAGAATTTATTCCCAAACGTATTACAGACAAATTCAATTTGTTTTTCAGTGAAAATGCGCTCAGCATCTGTTGACTCAATATCCTCTGTGATCTCAGCCGCTTCCCGGAACAGCTTTCCTGAAATGAAATTTGGTGTGACAAACTTTTTGTTTTTATCATTGATTCTGAGATTGATTGAAATAGGTTCCATCTTGATTCCTCCCTGTTTTTGAACAATAAAAAAGAGCGCCTATAAGCGCTCATGATTGTTTTATTTTAGTCTCCAAGATCGTTTGCTTTACCGCCAGAATCCGCTGCGAAAGGTAACCCGTTATAGACAACCTGATCAAACCAGCCTTCTCCATTAAATGTGTCGCTGTCCTCTGCTTGCGCTTTCCAGCGCCGTTTTCCTTTCGGGCTTTGAAGTGGCATAAATGAAACTTTGAACTTAGCGCTTTCCGGATCAGCTTTGTCTTCGGTCGTCTTTGATTCAATTGGCATTAATTCAGGCAGCCCTTTAAGAAACCAATAATACCGGTACCCGCCTGTTGATTTCTTCGATCTGAAGCCGAAAGCCAGATGAATTGCCTGGTCATCAGCACTTCCAAAGGAAACCCCATTTTCTTCTGCATGACCATAAATTTTCTTTTGTACACTCATTGGCAAATCGGCCATTTCAGCTTCTAAATCAATATCACCCATACTATTAAAAATGTCATAGACGCCGTTATCCGCATAAAATTTTGTTTGCTCTGATTTTGGGTCTACCTTTATGCTAACGGCTCCCGGAATCCGCTCTGGAATACCGAATTTCAAGTCTTTTTCATCATCCTGCTCGACTACTGCATAATGAAACATATCTAAACCATAAATTGTTTGTCCCATTAATTTTCCTCCTTAAAAAAAGCTTTCTTATATCGCATTGCTTTGTGAAAAACCTTGTCCGCCTCTTCGTATAAATCTTGAGAATCGTACCGGCCGTAACCGATTGACTTCATGAGCCGGTCAATTTCTTTTGCGATTTTGGTTTCTTGACTGACTGTATTTGAATTGGTAAAAATACTGATCTGAAAGCGAACCTCCGAGGATTGCGCCTGATTATCGGCATATGAATCATCAGCATTTTCCAATTCGGTATATATGATTCTTGGGTATGCGTTAACGTCTGAAGCGACTCTATTATGAAAGCCGCCTGCCACCAGTTCTTTTAATGAAAAATCGTTGACCAGGGTAGCGCTCAATTCTGCTTTTGCATCAAAACTCATTTGATTGGAGCTGTTAGAATGCGGGCCATTACTTCCACAGCTGACGCCTCCCCTTCATCCCTGCCTTTTTCGATAAAAGGATACGGCGGCATTTTTGATGTCCCATATTCTAAGAAGGCAGCCCGAAAGGCAACTTTTTTATTAGGTCCGATTGAAACGAATTTTTCTGCGCCTTTGGATTCCATGGCCTTTGAAACCGTAATGTTATCGGCTATATGGGGCTGATTTTTATCGCTTCGATTGACATTTTGTCGCTGGTGCTCCGCAATAATTTCACCGCCGGCTTGCAAGGCCACATCTTCCGCCTTTTCCACATCTTCACCGATTCTTTCAAAATATCGATCTAGATCGGCCAGCCCTTCAAAGTTCATTTCAGCCATTGAGCCCCACCTCCTGACACATAATTTCAAGCCACTTTTTTGTGTCTTCGGGATCGTTAAAGTCAAGGATGTCAAAAGCTCGGAAAATAGGTTCGCCCTTTTCATTTGTGCCGATCTGTTCAACAATTCTCATATCGCGTTGAATATTTTGCCGGAACCGAATGGTGATCTTTTTAGGCGATTTAACGCCCCATGCCCCCGCAACCATAGACTCATTGTTTCCGAGAGAGCTAAAACCCTCCACAGCGCCCCAGACGGTGAATAAATCAATATAAGTTTCGTTCCAGTTCAACTCTTCATCCTGAATCTCGGTCTTCTTTTGAAATGTCAGGCGGTGCCGCAGATCGCTGGTCCTCTTTCTCTTCATCTTCCTGCACCTCATCATCCGTATAACGCAGCTGCGTCATTAGATTTTCAACAGTAAAAGGGATGGACGAGCCGTTTGTCCCTGACTCATACATTCCTCTGTTTTCATACCAATGCTGGACAAGCATTTTGGCCACAATTTCAAACTGTGGGTTCCCATCAACAAACCGCCCAATAGCATTGACAATATAGCTTTTCGCTGCCGCAATAAATTGCGATAACATTTCATCATCTTCAGAATGGTCCAGACGGAGATAGTTTTTCATATCCACCAAATTCATGATGGTTCACCCGCCTTATTCTTGTGGCTCATTGTTTGTCGTGCCTTCTACTTTTGCTTTCAGCTCATCAATTTGAGATTGAAGACTATCAAACATGGCCTTTACTTCGCTGTTTAAGTTATCCGGCATGACGCTGCCGGTACCAATGTTTTTGCTTCTGACAACATTTTCACCAAGCATTTCGTGGGTGATGCTCCCGTCTTCAATGACAGCCGGATCACCTTTCTCACCTTTGGGTCCTGGCTCTCCCTGTGGACCTTGTGGGCCGGTATCTCCTTTTTCCCCTTTTGGTCCTTGTGGTCCCTGGGGCCCTGGTTCCCCCTGCATTCCTTTAATATACAAAGGGTTGTCTTCACTGTTATTTTTCAAATAAACAGCTGTTACAGGCTTTCCTGTCCCGTCATCCTCTGCGGAAGTGTAAACACCATTACTTTGGTTTAAAAATTGATCTGCCATTTTTCATCATCCTTTTCTGTTATTTTTATTTTCCAACATCAACGGATTTTTCTTCTCTTGGGGTTTCTACTTGAGCATTTTCACCAACAACTAGATCAGTCACAATCACAGCAGCTTCAGGATCAACAACTTTCCCGTCAAAACGCTCGATTCCGCGGAAGTAAGTCTGATCAGTCAAGAAAGCATCGCCGCCAACATCTGTTGATTTAATTTCGAATTTCTGACGGTCAAACATAAAATATCCACGTTTGAAATCGCCAAAAAGAATGTGTGTTTTTTGCGTCTTCTCATCAGTAACAATTTCGTCATAGATTTCAACCGGACGCCCGAACAGAAGGAAGTTGTCTTCATCTCTAGGGTCTTCAGCCAATATCCCTCTGCCGTTTTTATCTTCAATGTTTGCCAGAGTTTCAAAGGCTTCAGTATTCATCACCCATTTTGCGTTTTTCCGATAACCACGTTTAATCTGATTTTTCACTTTCCTTAAAAACTTAATTGTAATTACTGATGGTGCTTTGAGGGTCTTAAATTTTTCGCTTGAGATGATCCCTTCAACGTTTTTCTCTCCGCCTGCTCCATAAAGGATTTCATCATTTTCGGTGACGATAGCTGATTCAGAAAGCCATTCCACAATTTCTCTTACAAAATTCTCAAATGAATCGTCTAAAAGCTCACTTGGAGCCGGCATAAATCCAGCAAACTTCTTGACGTTGTACCAGATTTGATCAAACTCCATATTTTTAAGTTCTTGAATCTGTTCTTTTTCAGCCGTGTTGTAGAGTTTTCCGGCCACTCCTTTTCGGACTGTATAACTGCCAGAAGGGGCAGTTTTAGGAACAACGCGGACCAAATTACGGACAGAGTTTAATTCCTGGATAGATTTCAAAATCTCTTTTGAGATATCATCCGGTACGGTATAGCCACCATCCTTATCACTTCCGCTAGAAAGAGAACGATTTTCTTTTAAAACCCGTTCCATCATATTTCTTTCTTCAGAATTCAAATCAGCTTCACGGCCAGTCAACACTTTGAACCACGCTTCCCGATACTCTTTTGTAGCTGTTAGAATGGTTCGGGGCTCTGTTTCATTCTGGGCGCCTAAACTGCGACCCTCTCCGTCGTCCAGCGTCGGTACAAAATTGTTCCGTTCCGTTACATCCGACACATCAAGAGAACGCCCCTCCGCCATTAATTCAATTTGATTTTTCAAGGTCTTGGCCTCGTCAAGCAGCGTACGTGCCTCTTCTGTATTTCCCTCTTGCAGCTTTTGATCTGCCGCATTTTTCTTTTCCGTAAATTGTTGTCTCAATTCAATTTCTTTTTTGCTCATTTGCATTGGCATAAACAGTTTCCTCCTTGTTTTTAGACACAAAAAAAGACCTCTATTCCGGGAGAATAAGGTCTAATAGTTCTAGTTCCATTTTCAAATTGTCATCCGGCAGTTTTCGGGATTCTTTCAACTGCTCTACCTTCTCCAAACTCCGCGAACCAACGACTGCCTCCGTGTCGTTATAGGCCGGGGTGGTGACAAGCGAAATATCATATATACGATGGATTTTATTAATCCGTCTTTCATAAATTTCTTCCTCATCATTAAATCGCCATTCATCAGCATTTTCCTCATTGTGATTTAAGGAAAAGGCAAAAGAACACTGATTTATGACGCCACTTCTTATATTCGCCATCAAATCTCGCGCGTATGACGTATCTGACGGCTTAAATCGGAATTTGAGACCTATGTTATCCGCCTCTAATTCGAGCCGCCCTGCGTCCCCTGAGACGGTATTTCGGGCCAATGGGTAATCTTGCCGATGATTAAACAATGCAATAACATTTGAAAGATCGGCCGAATCCAAAGCGTTCCGGCTAATAATCTCCTTAAACCATCCCCCAAGCCGTTCAGACCACTTTTCAAATTTCAGTGCATATCCTTCCACAAATTCGCTTTCGCCTCCACCCTCGGAACGAACCTCAATAGGTGTGGTTAACTGCCGAATCTCTTTATCCTTCATCCTTTTTGTCACCTCCCTTCAGGGCGCCGCCAGCTTTAAGCCGCTGGTATTCCTCCATAAAGTCCAGGAAAACATAGTTTAAGCTGGACATGAACTTGTCCCCGTATTCAATCGGGTTGCGTTCTATTAATGACCTAATCTCATTTCTATTTAAGGCCCCAATTTCTTGAAGTATTTTCAGGTATTCTGCCTGTGTCTTGCTGTCTCCACGCAGCTCACTATCAATATTGAATTTCACATAGTGGCCGGTGGCTGTTTCATGATCTGAGAAGAGCTTAACGTTTATTTCTTGCTCAAAATTAACAATCCACGGCTGAAGAGTGTTTCTCACATATTCAATGGATTGGTGTTCAATATTCGAGAATGTGGCCTTGTCCAGCTCATTCAGTTTGTGCAAAGGCACCTTGTAGATCATCGCTATTTGCGCCTTATTGAATTTCATTGATTCAACGAATTGGGCCTCTTGTAACGGCATTGAGATGGATTGATATTCAAGCCCGTTGTCTATGATCGCAATGTTTTCACCTTGGTTTACACGTTTCCATTCTTTACGAACATTTTCTTTCGGCTTCTCATCTAAAAAAGCAGGAACCTTTAAAATCCCCCGAGGTGTTGCATCATTTTTATACAGCTTCGCATTATATTTTGTTGCGGCTGCCTGGGCTCCAATGTGTTCGCGGACAACGCCGACAGGTGACTTACCCTGTATGCCGTCAGTAGAAAGCCCTTTGAAATGTAGCACCTGGTGATCATATAACTCGACCGCTTTGTCATTGAGAACTGTTTGATACCAAAGCATTCCCGTTTTCGGATTGATATAAGCATTCGTAGCGTCTGGCCGCAATGGATATAATCCTTTTGGAAACCCACTGGAATCAAATTCAATGTATGAGTAGCCATTCCCCCAAGTCAAAACGTGAGTCATCATGAGTTTTTTCCAGGTAAACGCGGTCATATAGGGATTAGGGCGAGCATAGATCATATACGCCACAGGATGCTTGGGCCTACGTTCAATCCCGTTGTCTAACTTTTGATAGGTATGAACAGGCAGCTTTGCGATGTCATCAGATAATACATTCACACAGGCAAAAACATCCGGCTGCACAAGCGAATTTCTTTCATTCACTTTCTCGCCGCTTGCGGTCTGTCTGCCGCCGAACAAATTTATCAATTCATTGAAGCCACTGGCCTCAGAGGAATCTGATCGTTTTTCAAACACCCGATCAATTAGCAATTATTTCACCTCCCTTTCTTGGTCAGGAGATAGGCATAAAACATAAAAAATACACCCGTCAGAATCAGACCGATGTTCGTATTGAATCTATATGCAGCTGCAAGGATGAAGGCGGCCCCCACCACAAACAGCAGATCATTTAAAATTAAAAGCAGAAAGGCCAGGAATTTTTTCATTCTCTCACATCCTAAAAGCTGAAATTATCAGACATGAAATGTGCATTCAGGTCTACTTTTTGGTTTGTTTCGTGATACATCGCCCTGGCGTATGCATTAATGACAGCTGCAGCCGGGTCGATTCTTTGCGGAGATTTTGCTTTATCCAGCATGATATTCTCCTGAGGATCAATTTTCATGATCGCGTTATTGATTGCCCAATTTAAAACCGGGTCATCCCCGTGAACAACTTTGCCGTCATATACTTTTTGACGAAAGTCTTTTGTCGGCAAAGATAGATGATTGATTCTTTGCGGAATCTCCACCATGGTATGGCCTTTAGATTCAAGCCGTTGAGCCAAATGCAAGGCATTCCATTTGTCATATGCGGTTTCCTGTGGCCGGAACCGATGCTTGTAAATAAACTCAATGATCCATTTTTCAACTATTTGATAATCAACAGCGTCGCCAGGCGTATACGTAATGTAGCCCATCTCTTTCCACAGGTCATAAGGCACTTTATCCGTCGCCATTTTTTCTTTTGCGCGCCCTTCAGGCATGAAGGAATGTTGTCCGACATAATAGATTCCATCAAAAACACCAACCCAGCCGACTGATGTTAAGTCGGTAGTCATGGACAAATCCAGCCCAAGATATACGGCCATGTTTTCCAGATCAGGAATTTCACCGCTGCACACGCGCCATTTTGACATTTTCATATAGCCGTTATCCTTTTGATCAACCCATCGGTTCATATTCTTGGTAAGGAAGCTTCGCATTTTTTCTGGAACTTCGAGTGCAACCTTTAAGGCAGAGCGTAGTGACTCCATACCTTCCGGATACGTTGCAACAATAGGGTTGGCTTTAATCCAGTTTGATTCGTCTTTTATGTCGTCATCTGGATCAAGTTCACAGATCATAACAAAATAGTCATCGTTTTCTGTGTCGGCATCAGGATCGAGAATCTTGCTTGTATATTGGTATTCCTTAAAACATGGCCGTTCCATGTTAAATCCGGCCGTCGTGATGATTGCCATTAATGGGCTGCGCCGGGCGACCATACCACTATCAAGCACATCGTAAATTTCACTTGTTTCATGGGCATGATATTCCACATTGTTATCGTAAAGGCTTTTTATCCTTTACTTCTTACAGTTTCCTGTAAGGTCAGCATATATTTTCACCTTTAACTGAATAGTAAGGTGTCAACCACTCGTGGGGGCTTTTTTGCTCTCTTAACGCTCAGCCCCTATGCGTTACGGTGGCGAGTGATGTTCTCGCTTACCACGGTATTATCATGAGCCAGTTTTAATAAGCTGTAACTATGGCTTTTAGATTTCACCGTTTTTGGTTGATTTTCACTAACTTATTTCTAAGTTAGGCGACAAATAATTTATCGACTATGCCCAAACTAGGGTTTTTACCGTCACCGAGCTTCCGCGCCTCCCGGGAAAGAGGCTGAATTATTGAGTTCGTTTTATACTTTTTTACCCGGCCGTTTGCAGATGTATATTTTCCTTCAAGGATCGGAGCATGCTGCAGCTGTTCAAGAATCGCCTGGTAAACTTCGTCTGACTGCTCCCGGGACCATCCCGCAATAAACACCCGGTGTTTTTCGGTGGTCGGGAACACTTCATAAGAAGCCATGAGTGCGAGAAATTGCGATTTTGCATTCTTACGAGCCAGCTGGATATAAACTTTTCGGAACCGGCGGGCACCGTTTTCCTTTTTAAAAAAGCCGTATACATTGGCCGCAATAAAAAGCTGAAAGTCCGTCAGCTCAATCGGCTCACCCGCAAGTATCCCCTCAACATGTCTGAACTGCCGCGCCCATTCGTAAAAATCTAGCACTGCTTCAGCGTCATAGTAAAAGGGACAATTCGGGTCCGCTAACGCCTCAACATCTTTAAAAAATCGCTGCACAGCCCATTTATGCTTTTGACAAGCCTTTATCTCACCGGAAAGTATTTTCTCGCAATAGGCCCATACACGCTCAATCAGAATTTCAGCGGTGACCTCTTGCATTACATCCGGCCCCCA